ATGATCCACAAAAGCAATGCCTGGGTATTTCATATGATGAAACATTTGTGGCTTGACGCGCCTTGCTTTTTGTGATCTAATGACTACCGGGGAGGGACCCATGTGGCCAGTATTTGTTTTATATACACTCAGGCCCACATGAGAAGGAATTCGGACTTGACATTATAAAATAACTATAACCAATGTAAATTTAATGCTTGACAAGAGTGGAAAATCGGGGTACAAACTAAAGTGGTTGACTTTAGTCTCAAAATATGTTATAATGTAGCTATACATTAAAGGATAACTTAAGTAGAAACTTAAGCAATCGAGAACAAACTTTAATTATTGTTATTAAATTAAATTTCTCGCCCACTTAAGTAAACTTAAGTTGATGTCTTCCGTTATAGTTTATCTAAAAGATAAAGAAAAAATTTAACGGGTAAAGATAAGGTATTGATATGTCTAACAAAAAAGATGGTTCCTCTGTTGAAGAGGATAAACCAAAAAAGAAAAAAGGCAACCCTAACTTCTACAAAGGTATGCCATCCTTAAATCCAGAGGGTAGGCCAAAGGGATCACTTAACAAATACACTAAGCTATCCAGAGAGCTTATGTCCGTTAAAGGTCCAGAGATTGTAGACAAAGTTATAGAGTTAGCTTTAGAAGGCGATAGGCACTGCCTTAAGATGTGTCTAGATCGTATCATTCCAGTTTCCAAAGCTGTTGAAATAAGACATGAGCATGAAGATTTAGGCATTAACATTATTGTTGAATCTGTAAAAGCAATCGAACGGCAGGAGGAAGAGGAATATAAAACGATAGAGGGGGAAATTCTGGAGCAACAGAGTGACTGATCTAAATGTCCAGCTTCACCCCGCTCAAATGCAAATCTTTAAAAATAAAAAAAGATTTAAAATAGCAAGCTGTGGCAGACGATTTGGTAAATCATATTTAGCAGCTTGGATGTTAATCATCAAAGCATTACAGTCTACTGATAAAGATGTATTCTACGTAGCCCCTACATTTCAACAAGCTAAAGATATTTTATGGGGCATTTTAAAAACTATTGGTCAAGACGTAATAAAATCCACTCATGAAAATACTGCAACCATTACTCTTATCAATGATCGTAAAATCTATTTGAAGGGAAGTGATCGACCAGATACGTTACGAGGTGTAGGTCTTTCCTACGTTGTGATGGATGAATACGCCTCAATGAAACCGGAAGTGTGGGAAATGATATTACGTCCTACACTTGCAGATGTTAAAGGTGGTGCATTATTTATCGGAACACCATCAGGTAAAAACCACTTCTACAAATTATGGCTAGATGCTCAACTAGAGGAAAACGAAGAAGATTGGGAAGCGTTTCAATTTACATCTAAAGATAATACATTTTTAGACCCAAAGGAAATTGATGCTGCTAAACGAACAATGTCTACTCAGGCATTTAGACAAGAATTTGAAGCAACCTTTGAATCCTTTTCAGGGGGTATCTTTAAAGAGGAATGGGTTCGATACGCTGACGATAAAGTATTTGAAGATGATTCTTTTGTTTCAGGACAATATGTTATCTCAGTTGATCCAGCAGGATTTGAACAGTCATCCAGAGAACGAGGACTTAAATCGTCCAGGCTTGATGAAACAGCCATTTCCATTGTAAAGATATCACAAGATGAATGGTATGTTAGAGATATACTACATGGTCGATGGGGCATCAAGGAAACAGCAGAAAAGATTTTAACAGCAGCGGAAGATGTTAGCGCAAGTATTGTTGGAATTGAAGCTGGATCATTAAAAAATGCAATCATGCCCTACCTTGAAGATGAAATGCGTAGTAGAGGAAGTTGGATAAATGTTACAGACGTTACGCACGGTGGTAAGAAAAAGCAGGATCGTATTGTGTGGGCACTTCAAGGCCGTATGGAACATGGTAAAATCCAGTTACGTAAAGCTGATTGGAACTATCACTTCATTTCACAAATGCTTGATTTCCCGAGTTCAATATCTCATGACGATCTTTTGGACTCGTTAGCTTACATTGACCAAGTATCAGTTGCAGACTTTGCACAATCTATAGAATTAGACGAATGGGAACCATTAGATAATGTATCAGGATACTAACGCAATCTCTTATAACGATCCTAAAGCAGCACTTGCTACATGGATTATGGATAGAGTTGAGTCTTGGGAAGATCATCGTAATACAAACTATATGGAAAAGTGGGATGAATACTATCGCATATGGCGAGGTATTTGGTCTTATGAAGATAAAACAAGAGATTCGGAAAAGTCTCGTTTAATTTCCCCGGCAACACAACAAGCTATTGAAGCTACCGTATCGGAACTTGAGGAAGCTATTTTTGGTAAGGAACAGTGGTTTGATGTACGTGATGATGTTGGAGATCAAAATCCTGTTGACATTGCTATAATTCGTAGAAACCTACAAGAAGATTTAAATCTTTATAAAGTTAAAGATGGTATTGTTGAGGCTCTACTAAACGGTGCTATATACGGAACGGGTATTGCCAAGGTTAATGTTACTGAAGAAACAACTAGAGTTCCAATGGAATCTCCCATTCCTGATACTCTAACAACTGATACCGTTGTAAATGAAAAGGAAATTATTAAAGTTAAAATTGAGTCACTAACGCCTAAAGAATTTGTTATTGATCCTTGTGCAACGACTATTGAAGAGGCACTAGGTGTAGCTCAGATCGTTACAAAACCTAAGTATGAAATTGTAGAGGCAATTAAAGCCGGTATCTATGAAGATAAGCCTATCGGAAACTATGAAGATATGGACTTAGGTTATGACGATGAAATGGGATATGATGATTCAGATGACCATAAAGTTAAGATTGTAGAATACTGGGGTCGAGTTCCAGTAAAATATCTTGATGAAAAAAATGAAGGTTTATCTGAAGAGTTTGACTATGATGAGGATGAATTAGTTGAAGCTGTAGTCGTTATAGCGAATGACCATGCTGTTCTCAAAGCAACTCGTAATCCTTATCTAATGGGTGATCGTCCATTTGTAGCTTATCAGCATGATCGTGTTCCAAATAAGTTTTGGGGCAGGGGTATTGCTGAAAAAGGTTACAATCCACAAAAGGCTCTTGATGCGGAACTACGCGCACGTATTGATGCGCTTGCTCTAACTACGCATCCAATGTTGGGTGTAGACGCTACACGTTTACCCCGTGGTGTTAAATTTGAAGTCAAGGCGGGTAAAACCATTCTTACGAATGGCGATCCACGTCAGACTCTAATGCCTTTGACCTTTGGGGATATCAGCCAAAATACGTTTAGAGAAGCCGCAGAGCTTGAGCGTATGGTGCAGATGGGTACTGGAGCAATGGACACCGCCAACTCTAATTTCTCTAATCCACGTAACTCAACCGCATCTGGTATGTCCATGCTTCAAGCAGCGTCTATCAAACGTCAAAAGCGTACCATTATGAACTTTCAGGAAAACTTCCTGATTCCTCTAGTTGAGAAAGCTGCTTTCCGTTATATGCAGTTTGATCCAACGAGATACCCTGCAAGTGATTATAAGTTTACTGCTTATTCCTCAATGGGTATTATGGCAAAGGAACTGGAGATGACACAAATGATCCAGTTGCTTTCCATGACACAACCGGGAACGCCCCCGTTTGCAATGCTTCTACTTTCCATATTTGAAAATAGTTCCCTATCGAACAGAGATCAAATGCAACAAGCTATTGCTCAAATGATGCAACCTGATCCACAAGCACAACAAGTTCAACAGGTAGCACAACAGCTTGAGCTTATGAAGTTGCAAATGGAAATTGAAGAGATGAAGGCAAGTGCAACTAAAGACATGGCTCATGCTGCTAAGTTCCAGAGTGAAGTTGTAGATAAGCAGTCGGAAGATGCTCTTGTTGAACGTCAAGCTGCATTGGCAGAAAAGATGGCTAGGATTGAAAAACTACGCATTGACACTGCAAATGTTAAGTCGGAAACAATACGTAATATTCCAGAGATTGAACATCTTCAATCGGAAACAATTCTTAATCTAGCCAAAGCACGTATGGCAAACTAAAGGAGTTTTAATTATGGCAGCACCACTTGTTCCCCTAGTAATTGCAGGACTACGGTACTTAGTACCAAAAGTTGCAAAATCAGGAATTAAAAATATTATTAAAAATCAAGGTAAAGCAGCAGGAGCAAAAGCTGCAAAAGCAGCATCCCGTACTGGTAAAATTGCAAAAACTGTTGCCGGTAAAACAACTAAAGGTAGACGTTCCGGTGTTGCTGTTCGTAATAAAAAAGGTCAGCTTTCAGGCGTATCTAAAAAAGATCAAGCTATAGCTAGTAATATTCGTACAGGTGGAACGGTAGCTGCGGGTACAGGTGCGGCTGTAGCTGCTGGAATGGCAGGAGATCGTAAGAAAAATACTGCCGCTGCAAAACCACCAGCTAAAGCTGCTAAGTCAAAGTTTGGTGTTGGTAATAGTAAAGTGATTACGCACAATGGCAAGCCAATGGCTAATGTTAGCCGTGAACAACTAGATGCCACGGGTCTTAGTTTACGTGCATATATGAACTCATGGAATAACACAGGTAAGCGTCCAACTAAAAATACTAAAAAGAAGAGTGCTGCCACTTAATATGACAGATAAAGAAATACTAGAAAAACGAATTGACTTGTTTTCCTCAGAGGCATGGACAATCTTTACAAAAGAGCTAACGGACATGGCTCAGTCTTTGGAAAACATACAAACTATAGAAGACGAAAAAACTTTATTCCTCAGAAGAGGACAGGTAGATATTCTAAATATGATTATTAATTTAGAGGAGACTACCAAATTAGCACTGGATCAATTAGAATAATCTAATCCCAGTTATTGTGTAACCACTCCACAATCTTTATAGACGGAGGTCAGTATTATGAGTAGTGTAGTTGTTGAGGAGAAGGTCGAAACTCCCGAAGAAACAAACCAGTTTTCCGATATTCAAGCAGAAGAGACTCCAACTGAAGTACAGGAGGAACAATCTCAAGAACCGGAACTCCCCGATAAATTTAAAGGCAAGTCGATTACAGACATTGTTAGTTCGTATGAAAACTTGGAAAAGGAATTGGGTAGGAAAGGCCAGGAAGTAGGTGAGCTTCGTCAGTTAACCGATCAAATTCTTAAACAACAACTTACGACTAATCAAAACGGGACTAATCAAGAGCCGCAAGAAAAAGAAGAAGAGGTTGATTTTTTTGATAACCCTGATAAAGCAGTCAGCAAAGCTATTGAAAACCATCCTAAGTTCCGACAGTTTGAAGAGCAGCAAGCCGTACAACAGGCTAATGTTACAACTCAACAACTTAAAGCGGCACATCCTGATTACTTAGAAATCGTAGGTGATGGTAAGTTTCAGGAGTGGGTAAAGGAAAGTCCAATTCGTACTCAGTTGTACGTACAAGCCCATAACAGTTACGACTTAAATTCAGCTATGGAGCTTATTGGTAATTGGAAAGAACGAAAACTGATTACTAACACAACTGAGGCAGAAGCGGAAAAGGCAGCAAAACGTGAAGCTGCTTTAAAGAATGGAAAAGCAATTTCCCGTTCATCTTCCGATTCCACAGTCGGTAAGAAAATCTACCGTAGGGCTGATCTAATCAGACTTAAAACAACACAGCCTTCTCGTTATGAAGCACTTCAGGATGAAATCTTAGCTGCTTATGCGGAAGGTAGAGTCAAATAACCTATAGAGAGCTAAAGGAGAAATACAATGGCTTTGGGTTCTAACCAACAGACTACGACAACGGCAGCGAATTTTATTCCTGAGTTGTGGTCGGATGAGGTTATTGCCGGTTACAAGAAAAATCTTGTTCTGGGTAATCTTGTCACTAAAATTAATCATGCTGGTAAGAAAGGTGATACGATTCATATTCCGAAACCAGTACGTGGTTCCGCTAATGCTAAATCAGCAAACACGCAAGTTACGTTGCAAGGTGACACTCATGCTGAAGTTCAACTGTCCATCAATAAGCACTATGAATATTCCGTAGTTATTGAAGACATTGTTGAGGTTCAAGCACTTCAATCACTTCGCCGTTTCTACACCGACGATGCTGGTTACGCACTTGCAACTCAAGTAGATACGGACTTGTTCACTTTGATTGAAGGTCTTCAAGGTGGAACCGTAGGTGGTTCAGGTACGTCACTCTTTGAAAAAGCAAAGATTGGTAGTGATGGTACTACGGACTTTGTAGGCGGTACGTCTAACGCTGCCGACATTGCAGATGCCGGTATTCGGAAGATGATTCTTCTTCTGGACAATGCCGATGTTCCGATGGATAATCGTGTTATGGTTATTCCTCCGGTTGCAGCCAACGATATGCTTGGTATTAACCGCTTCACTGAGCAACAGTTCATTGGTGACGGTGATGCAATCAAGACGGGTAAAATTGGTAGCATCTACGGCATGGACGTATTTGTTTCTAGTAACTGCCCATCAGGAACGACAACGAACTCCGTTGCTGTTCGCTTTGGTGTAATGATGCACCGTGACGCTCTTGCTCTAGTTGAGCAAATGGGTGTTCGTTCTCAAACCCAATACAAGCAGGAATATCTTGGTGATCTCTTCACCGCTGATACCCTGTACGGTGTAGGTGAACTTCGTGACAACGCTGGTGTTGCGATTGCTGTTCCCGCCGCCTAAGTAATATCGGGGAGGTCTTAATAATATAGGCCTCCCCACTACTTAACTAAGGAGTTTCCATGCCAAATTATAACTACATTTGTACCTCTTGTGAGCATATTCAAACCGAATGGCGTTGTATGTGCGAACGTAAAAAGAAAACGGAATGTGTTAAGTGTGGTAGTAAATCAATTTTAACTGTATCAGCCCCAACTATTTTATTGGACGGGTCAAACCCTGACTTTACCGCTGCCCATTCTAGATGGGTTAAGGAACATGAAAGTCGAGGTAATGGTGTTAGGACAGAGTAATGTTAACTATAGAAGCAGCTTTTGCCGACACAAGTTACGACATGGAACTTGAAAAGATTAAGAATAAAATACAGAGACTATACACAGAACTGTTAGTTAAAACTTTTAAAGCTGCTAATCCTAATGCTACTCCAGAACAGATAGAAGAGTTTTTAGAGGCAAACGAACTAGAGTTTAAGGGTACTGGATTTGATGAGGAAGCTGATGATCTAGATGCAATGCTGGACTTACTAGGTAAGGACGATGAACTAGACGAAATTAAAAACAAATCTTTTGAAACTCCTGACGTGGAAAGTGGTAAGGAACTTAAAAGTAAATCTAGCGAAAAGACTACCGCTCCTGTAACTACAGATTTAAAGTTACCGACAGGAGGGTTGTTTACACCTAAAGATGCACAAAGCAGACCAAAAACAAAGTCATTACAAACACCGACAGGTAAAATTAAACGTATTATTGATGACGCACCCACAGTAAAAACTAAAGAGTTAAAAGATATTTGGGAAGCGGAACGATCTAAGTTACTTGCTTTAGTTGAACAGAGAAACAAAGAGTTTGGAGTTATTCTCTAATGGAAATTAAAAATAGAGTTGCCGGTAAAATTGTTAAAGTTGAGCCTAAAAAAAGAATCACAAACAAAAAAAAGAAAGCTCGACGTGTTGCTAGACGTAGGATGTATTCGTAATGCCTAGAGGTAGAACACGCCCACTCGTTAAACCGTTTCCTAGAGCAAGTCAACATACATGGAAACAGCAGCAGTTATTTATATATCTGAGTAATAGAAATCAGGAAGTACGTGAACCTTACCTATTTGGCAGTTCTAGGTCACTATATGGTAAAGCAAAATATTCAAGTAGATAATGGAGTAATATAATGAGTGACTATTCAATTTCAGTTTCTTGGTCAGGAAAAGACGCTCTAGCTGACAGTGATGCCGCTAAAGTTATTTCCGGTGCTGATTTTAATACGGAATTTACAGCCGTACAAACAGCCGTAAACTCAAAACTTAATAAAAACTTTGATAACATTACTAGCCCATCAGGAGCTAGAACAGCTTTGGGTTTGGTTATTGGAACAAATGTTCAAGCCTATGATGCTGATAATGTAGTCAAAGATGTAGCAAATGAATACACTAAAACTCAAAACTTTAACTGTACAACCTTAACCGATGAAGCAACTATAGCTTGGGACGCATCCTCTAATCAAGTATGTAAAGTTACACTTGCCGGTAATAGAGCAATGGCCGCACCTACAAACCAAGTAGACGGTGGATTTTATCATATTACTGTTATTCAGGACGGTTCAGGATCACGTACAATAACATGGAACGCTGTATTTAAGTTTCCTTCCGATACGGCTCCCACACTTACCACAACCGCATCTGAACAAGATGAGCTTACTTTCCGTTCCAATGGCACAAATATGTACCTTGTTGGTCAATCCCTAGCAGTTGCTTAATTAGGAGATAACAATGTTTGCAATACTTTCTGACGGTGCCGTAGCATCCCTTCATAACAACTCCCGATCCGTTGCGATTGCTCTTGGTAAACGTGATAATCTTTCTTACCAGGCCAACATTTGTCAATTGTGGTCAAAGGAAGAACTCAAGGAACATAACGTAGTTCGCTTTGAGGAGCCTTCAGTTCCTACAGGTAAACTTGAAAAGGGAGATAAGTCGGATACAGTAGATGGGTTTGTAGTAACTCGCAAGGCAACCTGGGTTGATGACCCTGACTACGTAGCCCCCACTCCAGTATCCGATCTTCAACGTGCTAAAGATAATGCGGTAGCAACAATTAAAATAGAGGCACACAAACGTATTATTGCAGCCGTACCTGAATGGAAACAACGGAATGTAATTGCCGATCTGTCCTCCGACGATGCAGACACAAAGGCAGCGGCAGCTACAGAATGGAAAAAGGTTACTGATATTAGAACTAAGTCTGATGAATTGGAAGCATCTGCAAATGGTATGGACTTGGATGCTCTTAGACATATAGATTTAGATTGGACTGCTGACGAAAAGTGGACTGATTAATGTTAGTTTATCCTACAGGGATACCTACTGGTGGTACTGGCTATACCATTGAAAACGCAATTTGGTTTGATGGTTCTGCTGACGAGTTGACATTTACGCCTTCTCAAGACGGTACAGGTGCCGGAAAAAAATATACATTATCTTTTTGGACCAAGATTATTGATCCAGACAGCACCGGTACATTTTTTTCTGCGGGGCAATCGGGTGGTGACTCGCTTCACATTCAAACCGATTGGACGTCTGGAAATCCCTTTTTGAATTTTACTGACTCAAGCACTTCTGGCTCGAATTGGCTTCGGCGTGTAGGCACTAGAGTTTTACGTGATTCGACTGCGTGGATACACATTTGCTTTGCTGTCGACAATTCTTCTGGTGGAGGTCTAGCGGGAACTGCGAATGCAGCAAGGGTTTATATAAACGGAGTCGAAGATACCTCTTTTGCTTCCGCGAACTCGCACCCAGCTAGTTCTGATACGTCAAGAATGACGATGCAGTATGAACATGTAATTGGAAATGGCGCTGGATTTAACGACTTTAAATCTTTCTATCTTGCTGAATTTGTAATTGTAGATGGACAACAACTAACGCCAACATCTTTTGGCGAATATGATGACAACGGCGTGTGGATACCTATTAACGTCTCTGGACTCACGTTTGGAAACAACGGTTGTTACTTAAATTTTAAGGTAGCTCCCGGCACAGGCAACGGCGCTGGCACTGATGTTAGTGGTAATAATAATCACTTTACTGATACCAGCATGACCACAGCGCAGCAAGTCACCGACTCGCCTACTGATGATGCTGATAATAACATTGGTAATTTCTGCATTTGGAACCCTCTACAATGGGAAGGAAATAGTACCAACAGCCCTGTACCTGTTTTTTCGGAAGGTAATTTACGAATAAAAAACACTAGTGCTGTTGGTGCTTGTAGTTTTGTCGGTACGCATAAAATGCACAGTGGTAAATTCTACTGGGAAGTAACTTGCAACGCTACAAGTACAGGAGTTACAGATGGCTATCCGTATATTGGAGTAATTCGTGATGACGAGCCGCCGAATTTCCCTAATACCTATGTTGCAATAGCAAATACTTATGGGCCTCAACAAGGTTATGCCGTAGATAACACAGGCTCGAAATGGGTCAGCGGGACCGAGACAACCAGTTTCATTTCATCCTATTCGGCAGGGGTAATAATTATGATTGCCCTTGATTTGGACAATGGCAAAATTTGGTTTGGGCGCAACGGCAGTTGGCCTAACAGCGGCAACCCTGCAACGGGCGCAAATGAGGCATACTCTAGTATTCCTGCAGGATATGGTTGGTTTCCTCATTCAACGGAATACAACAACAGCGATACTACGGCTAATTTTGGACAAAAGTCTTTTACCTACACAGTTCCAACGGGATTTAATGCTGGCATTTCGACGCATATGCTTCCAGCGCCTACAGTTACAGACCCAAGTGCGTTTTATCAGAGCCATACATACACGGGCAACGGGACTGCTATAGGCTCTGGTGGATTAACAGAAACATTTGGTGGGAATAGTGACTTACAACCAGACTTTGTTTGGATAAAGTGTCGCTCCGATAGCAGTTCACATATGTTATTTGATAGTGTGCGTGAAGCAACAAATTTTTTGCAAACTAACAGTAATGGTGCTGAAGACACGGTTGCTGAAACTTTAACAGCTTTTAACCCTGATGGGTTTACGCTTGGAAATAATAACAGTGTAAATGTTTCTAGTCGAACCTACGTTGCATGGTGCTGGAAAGCTGGCGGTGCGCCAACCGCTGACAACTCTGCAAGCGCCGGGGCAACACCAACGGCTAACAGCTTTAAAATTGATGGAGCAAATAGAAGTGACGCTCATCCCGGTACAATCAAAACAATACGAGGTACAGCAAACACAACGTCAGGATTTGCTATCTTAAAGTATAATGGGGGAGATAGCGATACCACGCTTGGAACGGGGTTGACCATTCCGACAGGCACCAACGCTTTGGCGATAATTAAAAAAACTTCAGCCAATAACGATTGGCATGTTTGTCATGAAGTTGATGGTACGATTGGTGCTGCGGAACTTAATAATCTCACCGGAAGCACGACAGCAGAGGTAGATAACTTCCACTCAGATAGTGGAACCACGATCACGATAGACGCAACCAGTGGTCTTGTAAATGATGACGCCGATTATATCTGCTATCTGTGGAAGGAGATTGCGGGGTATTCAAAATTTGGGACATATACCGGTAACGGCGCAACTGCACCGAATGGTACATACGTCCATGTCGGCTTTCGTCCAAAGTGGCTGATGATTCACCGGACGGACGGTGCCGACGAGTGGGTTATCTTCGACTCCGTGCGAAATCCTCACAACGAGTGCGAGAAATATCTTTCGGCTTCTTACGCCGATGAGGAGCGCACCAATACCGCTGCGAAAGTTGACCTGTTCTCTAACGGGTTCAGACCCACCGTAAACCATGTCCGTGTGAATAGTGGCACCTATTTCTATGCGGCATTTGCCGAGCATCCATTTGGTGGTGACGGCGTAGCCCAAGCAAGAGCGAGATAGTGTATGGACCCACTTACAATAGCTGCCGCAATAGCTGCCACTAAAACTCTAGTAAAATCCGCTAAAGGTGTTCAGGAAATTGCTCATGGTTTAGATGGTTTATTCCAAGCAAAAGAACAACATGAAAATAATAAAGATCACAAAGCCGGTAGCTCAATTGGTAGAAAAAACAAAAGTATACTACAGAAACGAGCTAAAGACGATGGTTCAGAAACATCAATGTCATCTGCCGCTGCTGCGGTTATAGAGGAAAAACAACTTAAGCAACAACTTGACGATCTTAAGGCAGAAATTAACTCAAAGTGGCCGTCTAAGCCGGGTGAAAAAACTACTTGGGACCTTATACTTGAGGAACGTGAGAAACGAATTGCCGATAAAAAGAAACGTGAAAAGCAGGAAAAGATTGATGCTGAAGAACGTGCTGAACATAGAAAAGCTATTCTATTTGAAATTGCTAAAGGTTTAGCCGTTATAGTCATTGCCGGTGGAATTGGTTGGTTTTTATATTGGGCAGCAACATCGGGACCAGCGGTGAGCTAACATGGAATTTGGTATTAGAGAACTCGTACAATTTGGTACATTATTAGCTTCATTAGCTGGCGCATTTGCAGTAGTTAAGTCACAACTGTCCAGAGTTATTCAGGACATTGCTGAAATGGAAAAAGTGCTTAACGATATTAACACCCGTATAGACCAAGCCGATGCAGACAGGGCCGTAATAAAACATCAGAATAAAGTATTTTCCACAATACTTTCACCGGGAAAACTAGAAGCGCAACATAGAGAAATATCTGAACTTAGAACTGAAATGCGAGTCGTGCATAAAAATTTAGATGCGTTATCCCACATGCATAATGGTAGACATCCATCAGTTAAAGGAGATTAAATATGTCTTATGGTAAAGTAATGTATAAAACTCCATTGAAAAAGAAAAAGAAAAAAAAGAAGAAAAAATAATGGCTATTACTAGGGCAGGAGAAACTTTTTCAGGATATAATAAACCTAAACGGTCACGTAAAGGTAATAAAAAATTTGCCGTACTTGCTAAAGAAGGTAATAAAACAAAACTTATTCGATTTGGCGATGCCAACATGACCATTAAAAAAAATCAACCTAAACGTAGAAAAAGTTTTAGAGCAAGACATAAGTGCGATACAAGCCCTCCTTCAAAACTAACGGCCCGTTACTGGTCCTGTAAGAAATGGTGATAATATGTCCCTTGTAGAAAATATAAACAAACGTAAAAAGGCTGGTAAGTCCCGGCCTAAAAGTAAATCAACGATTAGTAAAAAAGCGTATGCTAATATGAAAGCTGGTTGGAAGAAAAAAAGGAAAAAGTAAATGGCTAAAGGAATGAAACATTACTTTCGTGACGGCACGTTGCATAAAGGTGGAACACATAAGATGCCGAATGGAGAGCTACACTCAGGCGCAAGACATACTAATTCTAGTAAAAAACTTTTTCACTTTAAAGACTTATCTAACACTGCTAAAAAGAAAGCTAAAGCAAATGCCTAGTTTTGGAAAAAGAAGCCAGGAAAAACTACAAGATTGTGATCCACGTATTCAGTTAGTTCTTCAAGAAGCTATTAAACACTATGATTTTTCCGTATTGGAAGGGTATAGAACTGAAGAAAAACAACAGGAATATTT